AAATGATCTAAGAGGCTTAGGATGCTGCTCCGCAGTATTGCTTAGGTACATTACATAGGCTAACTGTCTAGTTCGGGACCATTCGTTTAACTCGGACCTTTCTTTACCCATTACAATAATAGAAAAGTCTTTCCAAGTCATATCCCAAAACTCACTAGGCTTTAACCCACATTCTGCAGCCTTAACTAAGGTATCGTCCCAAGTAAGACTATTTAGTCTTTTTTTTTTCTACCTTAACCTCTTTTTTAGATACTATTGCGGTAGTTCTTGAAATTATATACTTAGTATACTCCATTACTTGACCGTTAATATCTAACATTCCGCCCATTTCGTCGATCCATTCGAAAACGTCGAATTCGGTATATTCTACTTCTACTTTATTAACTAAAGCAGCGTGCTTATAACCGATAAAAATAAAACTAACAATATTACCAAGGTCTATTTGAGAATTGCTAAGAACTTGGAAAAACTCTTGTATAGTTAAATTCTTTTCTTTAGTGAACTCGTGCATAGACCAAGTCCCCCAATTAAGGGGGATAGTCTTATCTTTTACTTTTAATTCAAACATAGATTTTATTAAGCTTGTTCAGTTTGTGTGATTGGCGGTACGCTTACTACGAAAGTAGCAGTAAACTTAACGTCGTCTTTATCTGCAGCGTTAACGTTAAAGTTACTAATAAATACTAATTGGCCTGCGCCTCCGTAATATACGTCTCCTGCAGCCGGAGTAGCTTTACCCATTTTAATAGCAAACAAACTCTTCGCAGCGTGTGCTTCGTATAATTGTTGGTAGCTATCTTTTGAAGGAGTACCTGTTTCGTCAATAGCGAAACCTTCGCACTCAAAAGATTGGTTAAAAGAAGGGCTAGGCGTGTATTGATCGCCGCACTTAGAAGTCGCGTCGATAGTTCCTAACGTTGAAGTTAAGGAGTTAGAAGTTAAGCACGCTACCGGCTTAAAAGTTCCGTCGTTGTTTAAATCAGCTAAGAGAATATAGTCTCTACCGCTTACTTTTGTTTCTGCCATTTTGTTTAATTTTTAATTTTGAGTTATTGTTATGTTATAAGTTATAAGAACTCGGAAAACATTATCTATAGGATTTAATCCGTCTAAGTTTCTTATATTTCCTACGCTTAAACTCGAAGAACCCCACCCGCTAGGTAGTGTTATATCGGTATCCGAATTTATCGCAGTAAGAACTAAATTACTAATAGTTTCCGCCCTCTTAAAACCAAAGTTAGCGTTTTTTGTAATAATGTCTACTATGATAGTAATATCGCTAGTATAACCGGTCTTACCTTGGTCCTGAGATCCTGCGCGACCTGTTAAAACTATATACTCGTTACCTGCATTATCGGGCGCTATACCGTCGTAAACTTGTAAGTTAGTCGCAGTTTTTAAGTTGGTAAAAAACCATTTTTTTATTTCTATATTAGGGTTTAGCATCTTTTATCGCTTGTTTTATTTTCTTTACTAAGTTAACCTTTTCTGCTTCATAAGCAGGCAATAAAAACGGCTGCGGATTTATTCCCTTCTTTAATATTTTTAACATTATCGCAAAAGCTACGTCGTAGTCTTCGCCTAATCTAGCCGACTTACTACCTGTTCTTACTACATTATCTGCTCTTCTAGTTGAAACGTTATAACTTTTAGCTTTATAAGTTCCTGCTAACCCTTTACGTCTTACCCAATCCATTAAAGCTAGCATTAATTCGTCTAAACTTCCTCCGTTTGCGCTCTTACCCTTAAAGGTTAAAGCATAATTAGAATACTGCGGAGGGACTTTAACACTTCCTCCGGTTCCGAACTCAATATAAGGAGCGTAACTAGCAGAAGCGCCTACTGTATAAGTAAGCTTATTCTTTTGGTAGTCGTAATCCATATAAATAGAATTCCTTAAGGTACCCATATCTACAGGAGCGTTTCTTTTAGCGTCTCTTTGAATCTTCATAGCAGAAGCGCGTAACTCCATAGCCAAGGCATCTTTAACCTTTTGATCCATAGCTTGAATACGCTCTTTAAGCTTATCGATCCCGTTTATGCTAAAAGTTATACGGTCCGCCATATTAGTAGTACATTAATATTTCATAAAATCGCTTCGCATTATCTACGTCCTTAATCGAGTGGATCGTATAGCGTTGGCCTTCTACTTCTAATTGGTAGTTATCGTTAATCGTAACGTCGTAGCGAATAAATAACTTAGCGAACCTAGTAAAGCTTACCTCTAACTCTAAAAGCGCCCTATTTTGACTTTGAGGCCTAAAATCGCCCCATACTGTCGACTGCAAGGTAAAGGCGGTAGTATAGCCTCCTTCGCCGTCGCTAGTCCTCGTAGAGGCATAAACGCCTACTAGCCTAGTCATTGAGTTAGCGTCGACGTAATTGTCTTTATGTAGTCCTATTCTCATATTTTATAAAATTGGCGAAGTTCTAGTCCAACGTTGGCAAACCCTCCAAGTCTTCTCACATACGCCCATATCGTCGACGTCCATTCCTCTATTTTCGTAGCCGTAGTTAATTTGGTCTAACATAGCTATTTTAAGTTCTTTTGGCAAATTATTATTAGTAAAGCCGCACTTATAGACTGCTTTAAGATCGGTCCATAAAGGACGCTGCAGCATTGGGTATTGGCCGCCAATAAATCTAAAGTTAGCCGGAGCGATTTCGTCTCCTTCTGCATTGAATAAGTCGGTAAATTCAGTAACCGGACCAAATTGTAATTGATACATTCCGGCCAAGTTAGAAAACCATACCGTAGCGATCTTAGGAACCAAGCTTAAGCCTGTAGCCTTCTCTATCGCTTCTCTAGACTGCGTTATAAGTTCTTCGAATAAATCGTCTTCTACGTCGTTAGTTACGCGGCAATATTGCTTAGCTTCTGCTACCGTTACAGGTTCTACGATCGTTCCGTCGTTTACTAAAGTGTGATCTATTGTATAATTATACATACCCTCTTTTTTACAAATTTAACGGTTTTATTTAATAACAAAAAAAGGGAGTAGCTTTTAGACTACCCCCTAATTTTTGCTTATTTACTACCTATTTCAATTATGCGTTGATTGAAGCGTAGATCGCAGAAGAGTTCAACATTAAGTTGATTTCTTCCATACACTCAATACGAGCAGTAATTAAGTTCTTTTGGAAGTTAGTACCGTTCTCGTAAGAGAATTCGATCGCTAAAGATTCAGTCTCTACGCGCTCGATATAGTCGCTATCAATTACTAAAGCTTTATCGTTAGTAACCCAAGAAGCAGATACTACAGGAGTTCCCCAAATAGTCATACCGCCGTTAGGATTAACTACTACCGATCCGTTACCTGCGTAGTAACCTGCAGTAACAGTAGCTTTTAATAATTTACCCATTTGAGACTCACTAACTAAAACATAAGAAGAGTTAAAGTTAGCAGCTTTTTGGTTACCGATATAATCGATCAACTGTAACAAATCGTTAGTTTCTGCAGTAGTAGTAGAACCTGTAGCGGCTGCGCTTACTGTAGCAAAGAATAAAGCGTTCTCCTTCTTAAAGAAGTCTCTTTGTAATAATCTAGGTAAAGTTTGGCTAATAAAAGGCAAACTCTTAGACATTTGCTTAGAGAAAGTAGAGAAACCTGCGATATAGTTAGTAACGATCTTAGTTTCAGTTAAATCGTAGTCGTTTTCGCCTTTGTCGTTACCTTCCGTTTGCTTACCGATATTGTTTGTTTCTCCTGTATTTTCTTGGTAGTAAACGTACAAACCTGTAGTAGAACGAACTGTAGGAACTAAGTCTCTAAAGTTGATTTTTTGAGAAGGGAAAATAGCTTGGTTAGGAGCGTAAGTAGCTACAGGATCGCCTGTTAAGCTATTGCTCAATAACATAGTTTTAACGTCGGTTAAATCGATTCTATAAGAACCGCTAGAAGATTTCAAAGACTTTTCGAATTCTTCCATTTTACCGTCTAATTTCTCCATAATAGCTTCGTCTAAAGACATTACGGTTTTCTTTTCTGCTTTCTTTTGGTTAGCATATAACCCGTCGATTTGATTTTGCATTTCGTCGCGAGTTACTTTAATGTTCGACTTTAATTCGTCGATTTGTGCTGCGCTATCAGTCTTAAGACCTTTAACGTTTTCGGCGATTTCGCCTAATTGCTTTTCGATTTCCATTGTTTTAGGATTTAAAAAGGTTATTTAATTCAGTTAATTTTTTAAGTATTACCTCGTCTTCTTTAACTTCCTTCTCTTCGTTAATCGGCTCTACTGCTTGCGCGGGTAGAGTGAATTCTTTAACTACTTCGATTTCCATTAATTCAGCTTGGATTCTCTTTATTTCTATTTCAATTAGAGAAAACGTTTCGTCCGTAAAACGGCCGTTCTTAAACGCCTTCAATAATTTACCTAGTCGGTCCTGTAAGTTTTCCTTCTTTTCTTCGGACTTAACCGCTAAAGTTGGAGTTTCGGGATTGGCAGCCCATAATACCGCGCTACCTTCGTAGAGTTTTAATTCTCTAATAGTTCTAACGCCGTTCTTATCTACGTCGCTATTAATTGTAGCAAACCCGATAGAGTGTTGATTAATTAACCCCGCGTCGTACATTTTCATAATGTTTTCTCCTGTCTCGGTCATTACGATAGGAGTTATAGCGATTAACATATCGTTTTCGATATATAATTCTTCCGGCTTACCGATTGCCATTTCCATTTCGGCTTCGTGATCTACTAAAGACCAAATAAGGTTTTTACCTTTTGGTCCACGTTCTTTGATTGTCTTAGTAAACGCTTCCGGTACTATTACGTCGTTATCTAGATCCACGTTACCGCATCTAGCCCATACCGCCTTTACTCTACGCGTTTCGTTGTCTACGTCTAATATATTCTCCGGACCTAAATTAGCCCCGAAAATGTCTTTATATTGGAATTCTTTTTTCATATTAAGCCTTTAATATTATTTCAAAGTTATACATTTTTTTTTATTGTAAAGCCTGCCTTACTAAAGTCCTAACTTCTCTTCCGGAATTGTCCCTAACTATATTCCAAATACGGCCCACGTCCCCTTGCGGAGGGTAGTTAGTTAAGGTTTTTAATTGGCCCGTGTTATCCCTTTGCGCTTCATATCCTAGCGTGCATCTACAATTACAAACGTTACCCGCGTGCGCCGTAGAGTCGCAAGGATGCAGCATTAAATCGATATACTTAGTACCCATTACCTCGAAGGTAGCATCTAGCGGAACCTGTACGCCGTCCATATTTAAGTGGTCCGTTTGATCTCTAGGAATTCTTCTAGTTCTATTATCTTTAGTTGCTATCCATTCTTTAACGCTAACTAATCCCGTAGATACGGCTCCAACAATAGAACCGACGTTAGCGGCTCGGCCTGTTTCGGTCCTAGCTATTAACTCGGCTCTAAAGTCGGTTATATCTGCTTCTCTAAGCAGGGCTA